CCCCTTATACTGCTGTAAAGTTTGCTTCTGTTACTCCTACGCCACCAGCAATTAGTGCTGCTTTAATAGCATCGTTAACTATATGATTATGTCCACCAATATAGAACTCTTGGTAATCATCTATTGCCTCATCAAGAACATATCGAACTCTTGAATATACTCCGCCACTCTTAGCAATACTGATACCTCTATCTAGTTTATAGAAGTAAAATAATCTATGTTTACCTGCTGGTCCTTCTCGGACTGTAGGTGTTTTAAAAACATAATCTGCCATTGTTCTCCTTAATGAACTTACTGTAAGGCTAGAGTTTCCCCTAGCCCTACCGTCAATCAACTAAGCGATTGAAGAACCTGATTCGATTCTGTATAGTGCCTCTTCACGGTAGCGTGCAAAGCCAAGTACGCCGTACCAACCCATTGGGCGGTGACGCATTAACTTGTCAACTACTGGTCCGATAACTACGTGTGGCTCTTCTGCTACGGCCTCGGCCAATGCTTGCTGTCCAGCAAGAATTGTACGATAAACACGTGCAGATGAAGAACCGTCAGTAGCATTGTACAGACGTGCAGACTCTACGAAGTATGCACCTTCGTAAGTTCCGATTTCTCCTGCCCAGATACGATCTTGTGCAGATCCATATTGGTTAGGAAGTAACCATCCTGCTGAACCTGTCTCAGCACGAAGATCGTGTGAAACTTCTGGGTGGATACCACACCAGTATAGGCTACCCTTGCGAGCAATAGACTTGTTAGCACGTAATTTTGCTACTGCCTTGCGTAGGTTTGCAGATGAAAGTGTAGCAGCAGCGGTAACTGTTGCTGTTGAAGTTGCAGTTGAACCTGAGTAGATTACATTTGAACCGCCACGCAATGTTGTCATTGCGATAGAGTCAATAGAATCTGCAAGGTTGAACGCGATAATGTTTGCGATTGCTGGGTCTACATCAGCAAGGCTGAATAGTTCCAACGCACGTGTTACCAACACTGAGTTACCATACTCGTTAAGAGTAATAGTTACAGAGGTTGGTGTGGACATTGCTACTGCATCTGGATCAGCATCCTCGGTGAGGGCTGTAGTTGCAGCAGATAGGTCAACATAACGTTGTAGAACAACTGTTGAACCTGGAATTGCTTGTCTTGCTGGACGCTTATCTGCAACAGAACGAATTAGGGGTTCTGAACGGAGAGCGAATTCTAGAAGACGATCATACGCCTTCTGTACTAAACCAGCAGAACCAGCGGTTCCTCCTAATGAGGACGAACCTGTTGATACGTAGGCGTTAGCCATATCGTCACCTCCAAGTGACTATGAACGGAATTATTGTGAGCGAAGTACATCCAATAATGCATCCATCGAATCTGCACTATCAATGCGAGAATTTAAATCCTCTGCTCGGTCTGGGGTCATAGCATTTTGGGTGAGTACATCTTGCTGCCTTAAGGCGGCTCTATCTACTTCACTTACTTTTGGCTCTTCCTTGTCAACCTTAATTCCAAATAGATCAGCGTTATCATCGAGCCAGTTATTCACTGACTCCTCGTTAACATCGTCTAAGTCTTTAAGAACAAGTCTCGCAGCCTTTGCGTTGACGCCCTTCTTTTCTAGGACTTCTTTGACAACTCGTTCACGCTGCGCCTTGGATAATCCCTCAAGTTGCTCAGTGAGTTCTTTGATACGTTTTTCATCTGAACGTTTGGCTTTACGTAACTTTTTAAGTAAGTCACTTCCATCCATCTGTCCATCTGAGTCTGTATCCAGATCGTCGTCTTCGTCTTCCCAGTAGTTGTTGCTCATAGCAACCCACCCTTCTATTCGTTGTAGTCGCAAGCCTCAAGTCAATTCGGGGAAATTGGTTGGCTCTTGCTATCGGTCTAATACACTGCACGGGGCCGATTGATCCGTGTCAGGATTCTATTTATACGTTAGTTATACTGCCTAGTGCGTTTCTACCTAAACCAGAACTTGCTTTAAATTGTGCTAATTCAAGTTCGCTAATTCTTTTACGCTTACGTTCTGCAGATGCTAAACCTTGTAGTTTTTCCTGCTCTGCCTCTAGTCTTCCATACTGTTCTTCTGTTTTGCCATATATAGAACTTAATTTTTCTGCTGTTGGAAGAACTCCTGCTACAAACTTATAACCTTCTTCGGCTTCGGCTTTAGTAATACCTTGTCCAGCAAGGACATCCGCTCCAATAGTTTTTCTCATAACGTTACTATATGGGACACTTGCTTGAGCCTCGGTTGCTGCCAGTTCGCTGGCTGTAAGTCCTTGACGTAGTGCAGCACCACCAATTTCAGCGGTCTTAACTTTTTGTTGAAGTGCAGGTAATTGGTTAGTTAAATCAAGCATACCAGTTACTATATCAGAAACAGTCAAGGCTGGATAAAATTGTTTAAACGCTCTATTGACTGGGTCATCACTCATAACTCTATCGTAAGCAAGTGATACTCTTTCTTGGATTTCTGTTATATCAGCGTCACCAGAAATAAAACTATCGTAGTACGCCTGAGTTTTAAATTTAGGTAAGTTGTAAGAATCGAAAACTTTTTCATATCCTTGTTCTAGTTTTAAATACTCTCCTGGGGAAAGCACGGGTTTACCAGCCTTTTGTCTTGTTACGTTTGCGGCAAATCTTTCGTTAAACTTAGCGTTATATCTTGAATCAAACTGTAGTAATGTTAATAATTCTTCACCACTAGCCTCTGGGTATTCGTCACGAATAGTCTCCAATACCGCAGCAAGCCCCGTAATTCTATATGATTCAAGTATCTTTTGAATTGTATCATATGCCACATTTGGAATAACTTCTTTTTTAGCAGCAGTAATGGGAGTAGTGGGAGTGCCGAAGGTTTCACTAGTACCATCGCTGTAAAAAATAGTTACAGTTCCGTCAGCGTTTGTCACCGACCTAAGCACTGTTTTGCCAGGAGTGTCAGTAACAGTTGTTTTCTTTTTTCCAGTTAATGGATCTATATCTGGATTAGCAGCAAAGTAAGCATCTGCTTCTGCCTGCAATCTAGCAGATGCTGCTTCTCCAGCAGTTGGAGTTTTAGTTGTTTTTTTAGGAGTTTCTTGTTTTACATTAGTAGGTCTTGTATTAGTTGCAGGACTTCCATAAAGATTTAAAGTTTGAGTAGGAGTAGGAGTAGGTGCTCTGTTTTCACGTTGATTCGCTGCAGATGTTTGGACGGGTGGTTTTGGCGTCGGAGACTTTGCAGTCTCTCTTTTTTCGAACTCCTTGCGTACGTTTATGACCATTATTTTCCTATCCTATGTTAAAGGCTTTTAGTAGTGTTTGCATATCACTTAAAGACCGCTCTTTATAGGCATCTGTCTTTTTAAATTCTGGACTTTTATATAGTTGTTTTTTATATTCTTGTATAGACACTGGGGCTGCGCCTGAACCAACATCATACATATCAGATACTTTAATTTGGTCTGCTGGTACACCAAGTATTTGTGCTCTAGTGTTAATCCAGGGAGATAATACTTCTCTGGCAGTCTTGCCTTTAGCAAAAAAATCTTTAAACGCTGGCATAACAGTTCCTGCCTGCATCATCACGTTATCAATTTCGTTTCTATACGCTTCTTCGCTTCTTAAAGATTGAACTGATTTATTATAAATTTGTTTTTCATTAATAGGTATACCATTATCTTCGTAGGCAGCCCTAAGGGTTCGAACTCTTCTACCTAAAGCGCCTTTATCAATAACACCTGAAACCATACCAGTTTCAGAAAGAGCAAATTGTTCCGATGCTTTTTTCTGAATGTACTTTAATAATATGTTTTCTTTTTCTTGACTGCTTAAATCACGACTAGACTCAAGTTTGTTTACTTCTTTTGCGTAAGCCTGGGCTATTTCAGGGCTTGCTTTTGTTTCGAATATATCTAAAAATTTATCATTCAACTCCGCTTCTAATGCTTTAGAAGAGGTAACCGCTTTAGGAGTGGTAGTTATTTTACCAAAGTATTGTTGTGCTAGTCCTGGTTGACTTATTAATTTGGTAACAGTATTCTGTATGTTAGTACCTGACCACTCAGCAAATGCAGTTACTTGCTCAAGGGCTGCAAAATCCTGTGGCCGAGGAACGACATCTTTTCCACTTATCATTCCCTGAATAAAACCTGGGGTAGGTGCTTGTCCTTTTGCATACAGTCCAGGTATTTGGCCTAGACGTAATATTAATTGTGCTCTGTCAGCAGGTTGTAGTGCAGCAAATTGTAATGCACCAGCACCTTTACTTAACTGAGCCTTTCCGCCTTGTGCAATTTCGCTTCCAATTGGCAAGCCAGCCAAACCAACACCTTGTCCAGACATACCTACTAAATTACCTGCTTGCTGCATAGCAGCGGCATTGGCATCAGATGTAGAGATTCCAGTAGCACCTGCTTCTACGGGCTTTCCATCACTACCAATTATTGCTTTGCCACCAAGAACTACTCCACCAAGAACGGCTGCTTTTTTAGTTTTGCTCATTTTCTTTTTAGCAACTTGTTTAGCGCCTTCAGTAACGGCCTTGCCACCAGCCAAACGGCTAGCCGCTCCCGCTACTACTGCTATTCCAGGTAATGCCATTATTCAACCTCTAATTCATACTTGAAGAAACTGTAA